TTCCGCTTAGGGTTATGCTCATGTCAGTATTTAATGTTGTAAATCCAGGGAGATTTTTTATTTCCTCCGAAAGATCCGCCATGACCGCACCAATATCTACTTCTGTTTGTGCTAATATTCCGCTATCACTATTAAATGCTCCAAAGACATTATTTTGATTAACATGGCGTACCCAATAGTATTTGGTTGCAGCGTTGCCAACCTGATGTGAAAAAACTGAAGCTGTTGTTTGTGCCAGAAACACTCTGTCTGCAAAGGTGTCTGTATTTGCTACCCATATCTCTGTATGAGAATGACCAGAATAACTTGGATAATCCCAAGCAATCAATATGTTTTGAAATGCCCCACTTGCAGAAACTCCTGTTGGCACAGATGGTGTGTCCACGCCCTCCTTATCATCATTTCTTCCTATATTAAAATCAGAACCACCATTGCTAATGCTAAATCTTTTTCTAGCAATACCACTGTCAATTAAATCTTGAAAGGTAACAGCCTTGTCTAAGACATTTCCTTTTTCGCCTTTTAATTGTTGTAGTGAGTCTTGAACTGACTGTGCAAATCTTTTAGCTTCAATGCTAAAATCTTTAGGTATAGGAAAACTTCCCCTTGCGGTAACATTAAGCCTATTTGTCTTTAGAATATCCTCTGCCACTAGGTTATCTCTTGTGGACTTTCATAAACACAAACTTCGTTTACTACATCTATTCCCTCCAGTTGAATCTCAAAAGCCTTAGCCCTGTATCCTCCTGGTAATCTAAATATCTCTGAATTAGTTACTGTTTGAGTGTGCTTTAAAGAACCATCTGCGAATAGCTTAAATGTAAGCGAGCTATATGAATCAGCACTAACCTTTGCCACCCCTGGAGATATAGGTCTATTAGTATAAAACTCTTTTGATTTCCAAGTGTAGGTTCTATTAGAGGTGCCTCTTGCAAATTTCTTTAATACTCCACCTATAACTAAGTAAAGCTCATCGTTCTCTCTGTCATTAAATCCAGCAGTAGCATAAAAGTCTAATTTAACAAATGCATTCTTTTGCCCTCTAGGGTCAAATAAAAATCCTTGTTTGCTTGAAGCGTTAGTTCCATCCCAAGTAAATGCTATGTACTTTCCTTCGTATTCGTAAGCCTCAATATTGCTTGGATAGTATGACTGCCATTGATCTCTTGTAAGTATTTGTTCTGTAATTAAATTAATCCCAGAATTGGATGCTAGTACAAGTCCGTCTGGTGATGCATATATAGCGTACTCACCCATATCAACCAAAGATCTTTTATTAGTACATGGTAAATTAGCGTCTATTTCAACCATAGCCATAGCACTAGGGTCTGTGCCTGAAGCCATCAATGGCTTTCCTTTGGTTACTATTAATAGACCTGATGCTATAGATGCTATACCTACAATGTCATCCTTAGATGTTAATTGATTTCTAATAGGAAATGAGTGTGGTAAATAGGCTTCACTAAACAACAATGTATTTCCTGAGAATCCTGCTGTTATGCCATTAGGCATTGATGTTATGCCTAGCATAGGTCCGTCTGGGTGGTCTGCTGTTACATCATCTGGTGGTGCTAAGTTGTCTGTTGATTCTATTTCTTCCCCGAGAAGAGCATCTTTGACTGCCTCGGTTGTTGTTCCTGATGCGGTTCCAGAAACATCTTTAACAAATCTAAATACACCATTAAGGTCAGTTCTATATATTCTTCTTTTAGCTATTGTATAGTTTCCTGAAGATGCTGCTGGTAAACTTAAAGTTACTGTTGAGCCATTAGATGCATCTATTATCTCACTAGATGTCACCAGAGATGCTGGACCCTCTTCCCCAAAAGTTGTTATTTCTGTATAAATATAAGCCCTTGAACTTGTTGTTGCCCCATCTTCTGCGGTTGTGTCATCTACGCTTGGATCAGAGGTAAATGATGCTGGTGTTGGCAAACCTAATCTGTAACTTGCAGCTGGGAAAGGACCCGATCCAGTTATCCCTACTGATGTTGAGGTATATTTAGGAAATGTTCCAGAGCCAGTAAAATAAAATCTACCATGACTATCTTCTTTAATTGGGCTTTTAATAATATCAACATCTTGAGTAAATGTGAACCAAGCGGATGAAGATGCTTTAAATATAGTTTTGGTTGTACCGTCTATGTTTACTGCTGGGTGGGTACTGCCTGCCTCAGATGGATCATTTACATCTGTTTTAATTCCTTCTATTCTTCCTGAATCTAAAAATACATTCTCTGCATTCTGAGCCATATCTTCAGGCAACAATCTTGGAGAGACTTTTTCATTAAGCCCGCTAAAAGTTGTTAATTTGAATCCAGCCACTTTTAATCCTTTTCTTTATCTGGTGAATGTGACGCACCAAAATAAAAAGATATCACAGCACTAGCCAATCCTCCTAAATATCCTAGAACTAAATTTATTAAAGCTTCTGAGTTTTGCTCTGGGGGTTGCAAGGTAACTAAGAATATATATCCCATAAAACCACCTACGACCACCACTCCTATAATTCTTGCAGTCCAGTCTTTACTAAATTTACCACGAGCATCTTGTTTGTCTGCTGTTTCTAAAGAAAATATATCAACATCTAGCTCTTTCATTTGAACCTCAAACTCTTGCTCTGCTTTCTTGAGTTCTAGCATTTGTTCTGGGGTAGCATTTTTTATTGCATTATTGATAGACTTTGGATCTGTATCGCACCCAAGAACCTTTGCCACCACAGATGCTGCCTGTCCTCCTAATGGTCCCGCCAATGCTGATCCCAATGTTGGAGCTACAGCACCTACTAAATTTTTAATTAATTTGAATTTCATTAATTTTATCCTCTATAATTTTTTTATAGTATAAATTTGTAAAGGCTTCTCTTTGCCCTTAACTTTGATTGGTTCTAATAATTTTAACTCAAAACTGCACTTTTTGGCAGTGTCTTCTCCTATCAATATATCAAAACCTGCTTCTTTGGTGGCGGACTCAAGCCTTGCCGCAGTGTTAACGCAATCCCCAATAGCTGTATAATCAAACCTAGTTGAACTACCCATGTTGCCTATAACAGCAAACCCTGTAGCAACGCCCACACCTATTTCAAGACCCAGTCCAGATAACTGTACTTTATCTTGTATTTCCTTGGCACATAGGACAGCCGCTTCTTCATGACCCTCTAAGTCTAAAGGTGCATTAAAGATCGCCATCATTGCATCACCAATATATTTATCTACCATTCCATCATAAAACTTTACAGTATCTGACTGTATGGTAAGAACCTTATTCATTATCTCGGTTACTTCTTCTGGCTCTAGTTTTTCTGACAAAGATGTGAATCCTCTTACGTCCGTGAAGAGAAATGTTGCGTATCTTTTTTCTCCTCCTAGTTTTAATAGCTCTGGATTATCCTGTAGTTGTCTTACCTGTCTTGGATCAAGGTAATGTTCAAATTGTTTTTTGACCTGTTGACGGAGTTTAAACTGTTTTCTAAAGTTTAAATAGAAGGCAATAACGGAAATTAAAATCTGTGAGATAAAAGTCCAAGAAAAATCTATTAAATAACCCTTCTGAATGCTATAAGCTCCTAAGAAGCCCGTGGTTAATAGCAATACTACAGCTATACTTATGCCCTTGGTTATACCAAGATAGTTTATTACAAGCCATGTCAGAGAGACAAAAATTAGAAAAATCAAAATTTCCAACGCCAAAGCATAGTCTGGGATCATCGGAGAGTTTTCAATAAGAATTGATTCAGATAATGCTGCTTGAATTTTGTGTGGCTCTAATAATCCAACTGGAGTTGCAACCTGTGGCATGATTCCTGGTGCGGTAATTCCAACAAAAACAAACTTACCCTCAACATTCATTTCTTGTAAATCGGTTTGTGGTGTATCTACCCAACTAATCCATTTACGACCAAGGCTATCTGTTTTAATTGGTGGCAATCCTCTAACGGCTATTTCCTCTATACCATTATCATTTGTTTTTATAATGTAGGTCTTTGCACCAACTAAACTTTTTAACACCTCAGTGCCAAACGAGCTAACATAACCGTCTGGTGTTTTTAAAAGTAGTGGCATTCTTCTGACTAGGTTGTCTATGTCAGTAGGTGCAGTTGCAATACCCTGTTGTATATAATTTCTAAGGTTGTTAGTATTTTGAACTACACCTTTGGATAACATACCACTAACATCTGGTCCTTGTATCACTGTTCCAATTGTTTTTGGGTATATTTGATTTGGGGCTTCAAACATAGCTAATATTGATGTACCTTGTTGTAAAGACTCTGCAAATTCTTTATCTCCCCCGAGTCGATCAGGGTGGGGAAAAGAAATAACCCAACCAACCCCCAAAGCACCATTAGACATTATCTCTGTATGTATCTCTCCAAGTCTCTTACGAGGTATTGGATATCCCCCTTCTTTATTTATATCTTCTTCATTTATGTTAAGAACAGTAAAGTATCCAGAGGGGTTGGGGGTTTTAATTAAAGCATCAAATACTTTTAGTTTTAGTATCTCTGTGGGTGTTGACTGATATAACAGAGGCAACACTAGTATTATAAGTATCGTGAATAGT